GTTATTTATTTAGTATCCCAAATAATCGTTTAATTTTTTCATTAAGTCAAGCGATTTGTTTCCGGAATCTCCAACGTGTCTTTCAACACTCATTTTTTTCTCTTCTTCTAAGTTCTCATCATAAAGATTTTTATCTTCTTTATTTAAGAATAGATATGCTCCCGGAGTAGATGGTGATGATACTAAGTCAAAACAAATTAATTCAAAATCGTCTTGTACTTCATTTTGTTCTCCAATCTTTTTAAGGGAACCAACCCCTCTTGAGGATATACCTAATGTAACACCTTGTCTAAGGTAGTTTGCTGCTAAGTCACCTTTAGTTGATACGATACCTCTTTCGTGGTAACCTGGTGAGGTAAGTAATTTTATCTTACCCATTAGGACATTTCCTTCCCACCATACTTCGGTGATTGCGTGAGACACTCTATCTAAATCTATTAGAGATGATTCCGGGTGATTTAACTCGGATAGGGCGGTACCCTTTTTAATCATTTTCTTATAATTTTCAGCTTCTCTTTTTAATATACGTTCAGGGTATAATCTACCATTTCTATTTGGGGTGTCATATTTTTGTAATACGGCATAAAATTCAAATGGTTTAGAGTGGTCTAACATATCGCTAGATTCTCTAATTAAGTTTTCATTACGATTGTCATTTGGGTTAATATATCCCGCATCGTACTCAACTAATATACCTTTTCCTGATTCGCTTGGTTGTAATATTCTTAAATTCATTTTGAATGTTTTATTTATAAATATTAAACATTCTTGGTTTGTAACAATTCTTCTTCCATTTTACTCTTTTTGGTTAAATAAAAAGTAAAATATTCATTCTTTGAAAAGTTTGTTTTAAAAATTTGTTCTGTAATTTCTTGTAAGGATTTTTTTATTTCAAGACCTTTGATGTCAAAACCTTCTTCTTTTAGATAAAAATTTATTTCAAGATTCATAAATGATTTTTTTCCCACATTAAGACCACTTGAACGTAAATCTAAATCAACAATAAATTTATCTGTAAAGATTTTTTTATTAATTGTTTTATATATTGAATGTTTTATACCTCGACTTAGATTTAGGACAACTCTTGTCCAATTTTCTGTTTCTTCTATTGGTTCCACCCACGTTTGGATGTTTAAGTATAGAGATTTGAGGTTTATGGAATCGACTGTTCCGTAGATAACTTTCGCGGTTTTAAAACCGGATAGTTGAGAGGTTTTCCCCTTTTTCATTAATTTTCATATTATTCTGTTTATTGTTTCCATAAAAATAGGGGTTTTTAGGTCAATAGTCAAAATTTTTTGTATATTTGTGATATATGTAATATATGATAATAGTTAAACTAAATAACAACATTACGATTGAGAAGGCTTTAAAACTTTATAAAAGTAAAGTTATTAAGACTCGTCAAAGTGGTGAACTTTTTAAAAGAAAGGAATTTGTTAAAAAATCAATTATTAAAAGAGCTGAACTTTCCAAGGCTAAGTATGTCCAAAAAAAGTTCAAGTCCGATAATGATTAAAGATTCTCTTTAAGATTCTTAAGTTTGAAATACGTAAGTTTGTCGTATTTTTCAGAAATTACTTTTGATATGGTTTCATCAATTCTTATTTGCATTGAATTATCAGTGCTAGCATTTTTCATTTCTGTTAGTTTTTCAACAACACCTTCTTTAAGTGTGTTGTATTTTTCATTTAATTTTGAATCATCTTCTGATAACAAATTCATTAATTCTTTTTTATCAGATTCATTTAAACCATCAATATAGTTTTTGATAGTTTTGTTTGCTACACTAACCATTGTAGATAATGGTAAATCAATTCCTTCAGTTTTTGTTATTGGTAATTTTTTTAAAGATTCCGCAATAACTTTTCTACTTTTAATTTTTGATTCAATAGTTAAAACATCGCTAGAGAATAATGTATCAATATCCGTATAGTTATTTTCTACTTTTTTATTTCCTACCCAAGCATTTAATTGATTAACATCTGATTGTTTTAATTTATTTACGGTATTCTCATAAATTTTAATACATTCATTGATGTAATCATTACAATAAGATTCACTTAAAGATTTTGGAGAACTTAGTTCATCGTATAAATAAAACAATTTGCTAATGTTTTTATTTTCTATAACAAGTTTCTTAAATGTTTTTAATTCGTTTTTGAATGTGTCGTTAGCGTATGATTCTAACAATACATTTTCTATCTTTGTTTTTAATAAACCAAAATTTTTCATATCTAATTTTTATTATAAATATCTAGTCTTTTAGAAGTTTACTTAATTGGTCCTCAATATCTCCTAAAGAATTTTTTCCTTTAGATAAATCAATGTAAGAATCGTCTTCAGTTAAGGAACCTTGTTCCACTAATATTTTTAAATTATCTCTTTTAAATGATTCCGGTGTTAGTTCAGCTTCTGGTGGTGCTGCCGCCTCAGGTGCTCCACCCGGTTCAGGTGCTCCACCCGGTTCAGGTGCGCCACCCGGTTCAGGTGCGCCTAAATCTTCCATTCCTCCGCCTATGTCTCCACCACCGCCGAATCCTCCTCCACCTCCTGGTGGGGGTGGTGATGATGGTGCTGCTCCACCTGCGGTTGCTCCTGATACTTTATTTCCGTATAATTTATCAATGGTGTCAAATAAACCTGTGTGGGTTATCATTGTCGCTGTGTTTGTTAACTCAGCACCTACCGCCATCTCAATTCTTTGTTGTTGTAAATCAAGTTTGATTTCTTCGTCAGAGAATCCTAAGATATGTTTCTTAGCCCACGATACTGATACCGGTGCAATACCTGCAATTGCTGCTACGGCTTGTTGGTACAATGCAATTTTTTCTTTCCAAAGGTCAACTTTCAGTAAGTCGGCTTGTGAAGATGGATTAGTTAATGATAATGAAAAATTTGACAATTCATCCTCAAATCCTAATAAAAATAAATGTATGATTGCTATTTTATTTAATTCTGCAACCATAGATTTTTGAATCTTATTGATTGTTCTTGCAAAACGAATATCCATTAAAGATAAATCTTTTCCTCCTCCAACGGCATCCTCAAAACCTAAGAAGGCTTTTGGTACTCTAAGAGCGGTTAATAATTTCTTTTGGATATATTCAATATCAGCAATTTCAGATAAGTTTGTTGCTCCCGGTAATGTTTCAATTGGAGATGCTTGAGCTGCGTCACGAACAGGGATAAAGTAATCTTGGTCAACCGCCATTTGGTTGAATCTCATATCTACGTTTCCGGTTTTACCATCAACAACTTGTTCTCTTTTAAATTTGTTTGCAACACGTTGTACATAAGCTTCAACATCTTTGTCATCCATATTTCCAACGAATACTTTAAATACACGTCTTTCAGGTGCTCTTGCAGTTCTGTAGATTAACATTGCATCTTCAGATAATAATAATTGTTTCCAAATACGTCTTGCTTTTTCTAACATAGAAGTACCGTAAGGAAGTTTTCTATCGTCACCTAATAATCTAAAGTGAGCCATCTCCCAAGAGTTGAACTCCATATTCTTAGCTTTCCATTTAAATCTTAATCCTTTGTTTTCGGCTGGTTCTTCAACATTTGCCGATTTTGCGGCCATACCTCTTTCCAAACGTTCTATTTCAATATTTGGTAATTGCATACATCCAACAATTCCTTTATCTGAATCTAATTTTAAATACACAAAATTATCACCATATTTACAAGCATTTCTTGTCCACATTGGTAAGTTGGTATCAACGTCTAAAACGTTATTAAATAAATCGGCTAGTATAGATTTTATTCTTTTTGATTCCGAATAAATTTGTAATATATAACCATTTTCATCAACGGTTGTAGATTCTTCCGCGTATATATCTAACGCTGCGGATATTTCAGGAGTATATTCCATTGATTCATAATCATAGAATGAAGCCAATCTTGTTGGTTCATAATATACGGCTTGGGTGTAAAGATTACTTTCAATCTTTGTCCATTGGTTTGCTAAATAGAAAGTTTGTTGAGCTTGTAATTTCTCTCTTTCGTATTCATCTTTAGAGGTTGTTTTTAATAACTCTTTTTTGTCTAATTTGTATGTTGGGTAGTCTTGATTTAACAACGAGTTTGGCCCGAATGCTTGTGAGAGCCTCTGCCAAACCGTTAAATCTGTATTTTGATTATTTTCCATATTCTAAATTTAAATATATTTTTACGTATATAAATAGTTTACTTTATTCTAATATGTCCCTTTATTACTTATTGTGAGTTAAAACATTATTCGCAAAATACAAGTTACTATTATTAACGTCAATATCGTAAACTGTTGTTGGTTCTGTAATTGTAACTAACGATGTAATTTCAAATTCGGTGTTATCCATATCTAATAATACATCACCAACGTTTAATTCAGATGTTGTTCTAATATACCACACACCATTTTGTTTAACAACGTGATTATGTGAATCAGTCGCAATTAATCTACCATTATTAATGTCTATGACAGAATTAACAATATATCTATTAAAGTTAATAACTGTTGATGTTGAATCAACATAATTCAATGTATCACTACTCCAAGAGTACCATTCATCCGATGGTAAAGGCATTCCTGAAACATCAAGAGATTTAAGTACATCCTCAACTTGAATGTCTTGTATTAATTTAGTTGACCCATCTGATAATGTTATTATTGTATCGGCAACAAGACAACTACCACAACTTACACAAGCTCCAACCCAACTAGTACCATTCCATTGTCTTTTATTTGGTGGGGAAGTAGTGTTAAAATCTGCGTACCATCCAGAGGCCATTGAACCACCTAAACAACCTGTACCATCTGAACTATAAATTACTGTTGACAAACATATATCAGCATTGTCAGTACACACGTTTGTGAATGCACCTAATATACAACCCACCGTGAAAGTTGTTTTATAACTCCACCCAACAATAGAACCTAAACAACAATTGTACGCAGAGACATCAATAGTTCCCGGGTCACCAGAAGTTCTTGTAGGGATTTGTTGTGCACAAACATCTTGTGGGGTTCCTCCCTCAACAAATACTGTCTGAGTACCACCTGTACAATTAGTGTATTGGAAAGTAGTTCCACCTATAGATGGGTTTGGTGGCGGTGGTGTATTACTATTTAATGTGTAACATACACAAACTACCGCAGGTGTAATTGTAGGTGTAGGTGTTATAGTTGTCGTTGGTGTAGGTGTTACGGTTCTTGTAGGTGTAACCGTAGGTGTAACCGTAGGTGTATTTGTTGGTGTAAAAGTTGGCGTTAATGTTTTTGTTGGCGTATTTGTCGGAGTTGCTGTTGCCGGAATTGATTTTGTCGGCGTATTTGTTGGTGTAAAGGTTGGTGTTAAAGTATTTGTTGGCGTATTTGTTGGTGTCTTTGTCGGTGTTAAAGTATTTGTTGGCGTATTTGTTGGCGTATTTGTTGCTCCTAATGTTGGAGTTACTGTGTTTGTTGGTGTATTTGTTGGTGTAAAGGTTGGAGTTAAAGTATTTGTTGGTGTAAAAGTTGGAGTTAAAGTGTTTGTTGGAGTGTTTGTAGGTGTAAAAGTTGGTGTTAATGTTGGGGTTAAAGTCGGGGTATTTGTAGGTGTTTCTGTTGGAGTTAATGTTGGTGTTAGAGTATTTGTTGGCGTAAAAGTTGGTGTTAATGTCGGAGTTAATGTTGGTGTTGGAGTAAGAGTCTCAGTAGGGGTTGGTGTTGGTGATGGAGGTATACAAGGATAAGTACTTATACAATTAAGACAACTAGTTTCTGCTGTAAAACTTATGATGTTATATTGGGCGTCAAATAATGGACCACTTACTGCCGTTACACAACCATTAAATCCGTCAGTATCAATATAATACACATTACCTAATGTAATTGGAGTTACAAAACCACCAACTTTATAGGTATTAAATGGGGTACAACAATCTTGGAAATATTCAATTGTTGGAGGTAAAGGAGATGGTGTTGATGTTATTGTTGGTGTTACGGTCGCCGTATTAGTTGGAGTTAAAGTATTTGTTGGTGTTAATGTTGGGGTTAAAGTATTTGTTACCGTATTTGTTACCGTATTTGTTGGAGTATTTGTTGGAGTTTCTGTTGGAGTACTTGTCGCCCCTAATGTTGGTGTAACAGTCGGTGTCAACGTATTAGTCGGTGTCATTGTTGGTGTTTCAGTAGGTGTTGGTGTTGGTGTAGGACTTGGGCAAATATTTGTTATTAAAGTATAAGAACCTTTACCTATTATTTTTACCACACCATAAGAACATTTGGCACAAACATTTACTACAGGTGGTGGGATAAATGGAAGATAACTATTATCAACATTAACTGTGACTGGAGTACTTCCATCACAAGGGATATATTCAAAAGTGGAGTACGACCCAAATACAGGGAAATAAGTTCCACTTAATTCATAATAACCACAATTAGTACAACTAGTGAAAACATTTGATGTTGTTGGATATCCACCACATTCTTGAGTTATTCTAAAATAAATTAAAACATCACCAAGTGGACCGATATCATATAAGGCAGGATTTGTATAACAATCATTAACTTCAATTGAAGTCCAATTATCATTATCTAACGAATATGATAAGAATAATTGTTCACAATTTGCTGGTAAATTAGTAAAGTAGTAAGCCCAAGTTGTTCCTGAGATTAATACAACATTATTTAATGAAATACTACATTCCGCAGGAGTTGCCGTTGGGGTTGGTGTGTATGTTGGTGTTTGAGTTGGGGTGTTAGTGGGTGTTGGAGTTGGGGTAGGAGCAATATAATTATAAACAGGAACAATACATCCGGATGAGGTTGATTTTGCAAATACCGTATAATTATTAACAAAAAAGTTTGTATAATTACTATCATTAAATGATTGTAAAACACTACCATCTGAATTTAATATTATACATCCTGACAAACAAGAATTTCCATTATAATTCGTGAAGTCCCCTGTTAAAAATATCTTATCAACCCAAATAATGTCTGTTGTATAAACTATATTATTAAAACCTGTTCCTCCTGTAAATGAAGTATCTATTCCACCAAACTCATTTAATTTTACAATTCTATTTATTAAAGTTCCATTGTATGATGTAAAACCTCCCGCAACATAAAATGATGTTTCACCTGATATTCTAACTATATTATTAAACGTATAAAGAGAAAATCCTGTACCACCACTAAATGTAGAATCTACAGAACCATTACTTAATAACTTAACAATACCATTACTAACAGAAACCCCTTTGTAAGTTGAGAAATAACCTACAATATACATACCATTATCAGGATTTATTAATACGTCAATTGTTGTATTATTAAATCCTGAACCATAAACAAATGACGGGTCTACTTGTCCATTAGATAATAACCTTACAATTCTAAAGGATGAAGTTCCATTATAAGAACTAAAAAACCCTGTAATCACAATAGAACCATTAGAATCAATTGCACCTCCTTGAGTAAAATTATTAAACCCAACTCCATATACAAACGAAGCGTCAATTGAACCATCAGGATTAAGTCTTATAATTCTATTTGCTGAAGTTCCGTTATATGATGTAAAACTACCTGTTACTATGATTTTACCATCACTTTGTTCAATTATTGACTCACCGTCATAAAGTACGGAGTTAAACCCGGTACCTGTACTAAAAGTATTATCATTCGTTAAATCAGAATTTAATCTAATGATTCCACCGGCATAATCAGTAACATAACCATTTGTATAACCCGTAAAACTACCATATAAATAAACTTTATCTATATTTACATCACTATCGGTGAAATAATAAGTTGGGTTTGGTGAGGTGAAACTATAACAATATACAGGGGTAACAGTTGGTGTTGGAGTAACAGTTTCCGTAACCGTTGGTGTAATTGTAACTGTAACTGTAGGTGTTACACTATTTGTAGGTGTTACCGTAGACGTTATTGTAGGTGTTATACTTGGTGTTGGTGTATTAGTAACTATAGGTGTTGGTGTAGGAGTACTAACATCCATACCTGTAAAGTCACAAGGTAATAATGGTGTTGACGATGGTGTAATAGACGGTGTAGGTAACGGAGGCATCCCCCCACCAATCTCAGATTGATAAGGTAAATTTTTTGTAAATGAAGATTGAATTTTTTTGGTCAATATTCCTTGTCCCGGAACATTAAGTAATGACCCGTCAAATATCCTACCTGACTTTTTTCTTTCCGTTAAACCCATTATTCTTTATTTGATAAATATTACCTAACTCCAAATAACCAGCCATATTTTGCATAATCGTCTTTACTGACTTGTTGACCATTAAATTGGTTAACCCTATTTTGATACATAGGTATCACAGGGTCAAAATTAATACTTTCTTTAATAGCCTCATTATTATTAACAGACCAAGAATCTAACATTGCTTTAGTATGTTCTGTAACCTTTGTTAATTTACTAAATGAAGATTCCGCAACGTAAGTGGCCATCGCGATTGACATAATTAAATCGTCGTGATGTCCTTTTTGGTGGTCAGGTCGACCATTGATATATACAAAGGTGTTCATTTCATTATATAAACGAGAACTATAAATTCTGAATTTATGTCTCATCGCCTCTTCAAATGATGCAATAATTTGAACCCTTTTATTATTAAAATTTATTCCGGGAATTTTATCAGCCGCAGCTGGGTCATATTTCCATTTATTAGATAAATCAACACCATCAACATATAAATCACGATAATTCATTTCTTGTAGTTTTCTTGATGTTGATACCCCCATTCCACCGGTAATATCAATTACAATGAAACAAGAATATATTGTTGCCCATTTATGACAAATTTCCGCCATAGTATCAGGTGGTAATTTACCGACAAATTCGGCAACTTGTTCCATTGTATCGAAGTCGACAATTTGGAATGAACTAAAATCTTCTGAATCTCCACGAGAAACGTCGACACCCATAATGTATTTATGTCCAACAACGGGTTCTTTCCAAATCCAAAGAGCATTACCCATCATTTTACTAATAGGTTCTTTTACTTGATTATCACGGATATCTTGCATCATAAGAGAATCAAATACGTTATCTCCGGAACCTAAGAAGTTACATTCTAACTCCTGAGATACTTTACGTCTATCATATTTTAATTTTTTTACCATTGCTTCAAACCAAGAAGAACAAGGTTTGTAACCGGCATCCATAAGAACTCTTAATTCTACATAGTTTCTATCTTTATAAGGTATTTTTGACCAATCAATAAATTCATCTGATTTATAATCTTCTTTATTTAAAAGATAATGAATAATATCGTTTGTTTTAACTAAAAATAAATCACTAGTATATCGTGGGTCTCTATACCAAAACATCTCCGTAATTTTGAAGTCGTTCATATTACGTAATGCTTGGTCATATATTTCATAATAAATTTGGTCGTAACCATTGGGTGTTGAAACCACAATTACTTTACCCCCCGTAGATAGGGACGCCATACAGGCAGACCAGAAATCACTATCGGCCTCGATAAAGGCCGCCTCATCAAATACAAGTATGGTTGGTGTAAATCCACGCAAGGCATCCTTAGATGTCGCAACGGCTTTAACCTCACATCCATTTGTTAATTTATAATGTTTTTGGGAATTTTTGGCTTTATCAAATTCAACACCTGTCCAAGACGGCCATTGACCAACAAACGCTTTTATTTTGTTTGCCATCTCCAATGATGTATCCAACTTGTTGGCGATAATTAATATTTTCTCAGGAGCGTCTTTTCTTGCAAAAATAAGTTTACGTGACATCCAAGCCGCAGTAACTGTTGATACTCCGGCCTGTCTGTACTTTAATGCTATATTCTCATTGTAATTTTCGTAATCTTCGAGTAATGATAATTGGTCAGGAAAAAGTTCCAACGGAACATATTTTTTAACCGTGTTATCATATGTTTCTAAATACGTTTTAAGTGCGTATTCAACATCTCTATTACATTTTACGTACTCTATTAGTACTTGTTCTCTTGTTAAATTCGACATACATAATGTTGTCGGTAATTTTTAGAATCCTAACGAAGATAAATCAATATCGTCTAAGTCATCTAAGTCATCAAATCCGTAATCACCATAATTTTCACTATCGTCCTCATCATCATTGTCATCATCAGACATTTTTGTTTCGTATTCGTGTTTCTTAAGGATTTCAACGATTTCGTTAACCATTCTATTTATTACCTCTTTTGCTTCAGGTTTATCAGCCATAATAGCTTTTGATAATACTACAAAGTCCTTCGCCTCTAATTGAGACAATTTCATA